ATCTATCAAAAGCATTGAGATAATCATCAACTTGCTTAGATTCAAAGCCTGAGTCTGGTCTAGTGACCATTGTCTCAATTTTTGAAACTTGCTCCTTGATTTGTTCAGCGTTAGCTTCTGCAACGGTCAACTTCTGATTCATTTCCTCGTAAGAATCCATTTTGGCTTCTATCTTGGCTAATTTCTCTTCGTTTGCTGCTGTGCTTTCGCCTTTCTCAATTTGTTCCAGTCTCTCGTCATTTACTTTCTTAAATTCATTGAAAGTTTGACCTAAGTCTGAAATAGCGTTTTTTATATCTTCCGACATAATAATACTCCTATTAAGTTTTTAAGGTTAAAGTTAAGGTTTTTATGGCTTCTACCAATTCGGCACTTTCATCAACCTCTCGTTGATCAAAACACTTAGTAACTGCTTTTGCAGCCACTTTTGCTTCTGAACGAGATAAGTTGAATGCATCACGCAGTCCGTTCTCCCATTCTCTAATAGAGTACTGTTCACCTTTGACCGATCTCACAGTTGCCTGCGGATTCATCGGGAAAGTTACTAGAGACACTTCCATTAAATCTACTTCCTTGATAATGCGCTTTCCTCCACGCTTATCATATGAAACTTCTTTTGGGTTGACTCTAAAGCCTATAGAAAGACCATCTAAAGCACCCATTTTTAATAATTCGTAAGCTTCTGCTCCTGCTTGTGTTTTGAGAGCAAGCCTGCCCTTTACAACAAGACCATGTTCATCTTCTTTAATTTCATCAAATACACCTATAGGCATATCTGATTTATGTTGATATAGAAGTTTTACTCCTTTGGCTTTTCTTCTTCTAATTGATTTTGCAAACGCACCTTTCTCAATGACATCATTACCTAGATCTTTGTTGCCAAATACAGATCCGTAACCTTCAAACCTGCCAAATTCTTTATCTTCTTCATCATCATCGTCATAGCTTTTTATAATCTCAAGATCTGATTTGACCTCTATAATATCTTTTGTCTCTGCAAGGTCCTCTAAAATTTCTTCAAGATCTTTTTTAGGTTTCGGTTTATATCCTGATACTTCGTCACCAGTCAACTTTGTATATTCCTCATGAGTCTTACAAGGCATATATACTTTGTTGCCATCTTCATCATGTGAATGTGAGCCTACGCATCCAATATCTTTTGCACGTGCATTCGCTTCAATAGGATTGTCAAAAACATCCTTTCGTATTTCTTTTTTTATTTCATTCTCTATAGAATCTTCGTTGTAGGAATCGTACTCATTGGTACAGACAGCTTGGTTTGAATCGTAAAGTTCGCTCATTACTTGGTGTCTCCAATATTCATTGATACAAGATATATTACTTCAGCTATCACCATATCACAACATCTTGTGTTTTAAAATAAATACTAAAAGTATTGCAATAAGATAAATAGTTGTTATAATAACTACATAACATGATAAAACTAGGAGATAACATGAAAAAAGCAACTACATACGAAATGGCAAGCTACCAATATAAATCACAAATGAGCGATGCGGGTTTTAGCTACAGACATCCTGTAATGAGCGATAGTTCTGAGTATAGAACCTTTTGGATTCTACGTGATGATATGGGAAATATTGCAGCAGTAGAAAAGACTACAGGTAAATTGTTGACTGTTTATTAGTCAACAAGGTCCTGTTCGTCTACATAAAGAATCACACACCTGCAATTTATTACATTTTTTGCACCGCCTTTTGAGTCGCCTGCAAACTCCATCTGTGCGCCACCAACAATAAAGCTTTCTGCCATATCTACAGTTTGACCATTTGCTGCTGCATGTGCAGATCTTGTTCTTGCGTCATTGGTTGCTGCCCATCTTTTGATCATCTTAGTTCCAAGATCTGCTTCTACCTGTAAATGATAAGCATGGTTAGCATACGAAGCCGCATTGTGTGTCTCAGTTCTAGCTATCAAAGCCGCCCTGCTTCTACTGATAGGCAGGAATTTATCAGAGACTAGCTTTGCTATCTGTGGCAAGGTCATGTTGTCAGCCCTGCCCTGTTCAATTGCATTGCTTATTCTACTGGCGAGACTTGTTGATATTCCTGTAAGTAATAATTGCCTGCTATTAAAATACTCATTGACTACAGATTCAAAGTCAACGCTTCTTCCGAACACAAAAGCTTCTTCTGCCTTTCGGTTCATCATGTACTTTTCCTCATTGTATTTATATATAACTTCAAAGGTCCTGCGGTAATGCGCGAGCATCATTGGCATAAAATCTTCGTTCAAAGATCTAGCAGCTATATCAACCTCATAGAGTCCAAACTCTTTGTATAGATATAGTTGAACATTCAGGAATTTTCTAAATAAGGTTTGTAGGTTTTTATAGTGCCTTTTTTCAAGGTTGTTTCTGATCCGTAATTGCTTTCTGACTTCTTGCCTTACACTGACACGACCTTGCCTAAAGGTATTGAATTTCTTTTGCTGCGCCCGTTTTGCCCTTACTTTCATATATTGAGGATCCCCGTAAGAGCAAACTAGGTCTTACTGGATAATGGGTGTCCTTTTGGGAATAGATCTGTGTCATGCTTGCCACCACTAAACCTGCCACTTGATAATGCCCTCAAGAAACTATTTACTCTTGCATATGCCCATTGATCGGGTCCGCTTACGTTTGGTCTTACGGAACTTGGGTTAGTCCTGTATGCACCCACACCTCTGCGAAATACAGCTTCAAGCATTCGCAATGTTGCTCTCTTTGTTGGCTTATCTCCATGCTTTTCGTTGTGCTTGTCCACTTTGTTTTGCAAGCCTTCTTTGACTGCACCACTTAAGGCTTTTACATCTTCAATGATGTCTATGTGTATATCATTTGAGTAATCTTTAGACTGCTCACGTTCTATTTGATTTCTTACTTTGGTAGACCATGTGAATCCTGCGTCGCCGCCCCACAATGCCCATGCAACTCTGCCTGCGCTTGGATAGCCCTTTTCACCTTGACTAAACCCTTCGGCTTGCTTATCTACTTCATGTCTCGCAAAGAAGCTGTACATGCGCTTGACGGTAGATATAGACAGCCTTTCTTTGTTCATAAGTTGGTTTGCCCTTGCGACACCTACGCTTGTACCACCGCGCTTATATTTTCTGCGCCACTCTAAGCCCCTTGCGGCTTCCTCTGCCATTGAGTTATTTGGGGTTGTGTTTATGTCAGAAAGAGCCTTCTCTTCTGATAATAAGAAAGCAATCTCCTTATCAACATCTTCTTCATCATCGTAATCTTCAAGATCTTCTTCGTTGACAGGATCTTTAGGTTTTTCTACCTCACCGTCCCCCAATGGAAATAATGTAGCTGAAATATATAGATCATCTCCACCATCCTTTGGCTCTAGCCCTAGTTCTTGACGTGCTTCATTTCTTGTCATAATGCCTTCTCTCACTGCACTCGTCACATTCTCATATGTTCTTTTTAACCTTTCACTAAGCGCAGGTATTGCATCAATGTCAAACTCTAACTTTAAGCGTTCGTCAAATAGCGGCACCAACCACTCATTAAGATCCGAAGCTATTTTTCTCAAATGAGGAATTATTGTTTCTTCATACAAAGCAAGTCTTGCTTCTGCTACGTTTGCATATGTTTGACTGTCAGGAACGCCTACCAGTTGACTTGGGACCCCGAAACAAAGCGCTATGTCTGTAGCACTCATATGTTTTAAAGTTGCAAAATCCATATCCTTTGGACTTAACCCCATTTCTTTCCAATCAAAGTCTCCTTCAAGTAGCATTGGTCTGCCTGCATTGCCTGCGCCACTGAACCTATTATTAAGATCTGTAAGTAGTTGCTGTCTTTGTGATTCAGTTAAGTTGACTGCAAAACCTGAATCGTCTTGAGGTTTAAATATGACAGCACCGCTCGGTCTAGCGCCATTTTGCAAAAGGTTTACATTGTGTTTACTTGCCATATTAAATTGATCCACCTCTACTGCAGCAGCGCTCATAGGGCTTAAACCATAGTAATCGTCTAAAGGATTCCATAACTTGATGTGTTTGAGTTCACTGAAACCGTTTTCTTGATCTACGAGATAGGTATTGCTTACTCTGCCATTTACCAAATAATCATATTTTTCAGGTATGGGTTTACCACTTCCTTTTATGCTTATCCGATCAGGTCTTAGTTGATGTAATTCTTTTGGCGCACCCGTATCACTTCCAGTTTTCAATATATAAGCATTACCGCTCAATAATACATAGCCAAATAAGCTATTAAAGAACTCACTATAAGATTGAAGGGGGTTTGGTCGCATCAATAGATCTATTAAGGGATGATCTTCTATTATTTGATCGCCTGCTTTTATAACAAAAGGAACTGCGCTTGCACCTTTACTGATCTCATTGACGCATCTATATACAATTGCATTTTTTAAATATCCTTCCTTTGCTAGATCTTGATACTTATAAGTCTTTGCGTCCTCAGTTCCAACTCCAAAATAACCCATCATATTTGAGTTTTTTTGTTCTACAGGTTGTCTATTTAAGATCCTTTGTATAAATGTTTTTTCTGCCATTAGCTTATTCTCCAGTTTACTTTACCCTGTGATTTGCTAAGTTCTGAAAGTCCCCAAACCAAAGCATCTAATCTATCAGGACTGGGTTTCACTTGACCCACATAAGTACACATTTGTGTCTCTAGTTCTTCAAATACACCTATATGATGCACTCTTCTTTGTTCGTACAGTGCGGCAATTGGCTCTGCTCTTAGCATTTTACCTCTTGATGCTCGTACAGACCTATATGGTACATTAGGGTCAATGCTTCGTATTAAACGCTCAACTAAGTCTCCACCATTATTGACTTCTGCAATAATTCTATCAGCTTCCCATTCATAATAAGCCCTTATAGCTATCTTACCCCAATTATCCGCAGTATGCCTACCACTTAAATCTTCTAACACATAAAAATTGTTATTGTGATCTTTGCCTACCACCATGATACCAGTTTCATCTGAGTCCTCATGTGAGGTTACAGCAGGATCTATGGCTACCATTATTTGTGTTAGTTCTATCTCTGTGTCAATTGGCAGCCTTTCGCTCTCAATCATATTTTGACTCCATAACGCACCTTCAACATCATCTACGATCTCTGCATATAATTCTTGACGACCTAATGCAGTTCCCTCATATCTTTGTCGCATCATCTCTAAAGCTGAGTCTGCTAAATTAGCTTGATTTTCAAAAGTAGACCCTTTAGTAACACTTACATCTTTACGTGCTATCAGGTCCTTTATAAGCTTAATGGGCTTAGGTGTTGTAGTTATGACACACTGCGGCTTATTTCCGAGTCTTAATCCGAACATCAATTGATCAAATGCTTCGGGATATTGCCATGCGGCTAATTCATCGCACCATGCTCTATGGAACTGCGGTCCACGCAATCTTTCGGGGTTTACTGCTGCATATCCTGTTATCTTAGAACCATTCTGTAAACGGATCTCACACACACTGGAAGAGAAGCCATTGGTCCCATAGTTAGATTCGTAACAGTCCTGCGGTATCAATGAAAGGAGTCCACTAGGACCGCCAAAACAAACTCTTCTAAGATCTCCGAATGTTGGGGCAACGACTGCACAATTTGAATTGGGATTTCTTAAAGCATATAAAGCAATGTCTTGAGCGCCAGTTCTAGTTTTTCCCCAACCACGACCTGCAAGTATGAGCCATATGAAGAAATCTTCATCAGGTGGTAGCTGTTTTTCTCTAGCTGTTTTCAGCCATCTAGTGTAGAGGGTCCACGTCGCCAGTTCGTTTGGCTCGTCCAATCTCGTCCAAGAGTTCCATAGCTTCGTTGAATGCTGTTGTGTCTTTAACATTAGCGTTAAGATTCATATTTTCTGTAGCTTCACCTAGAGCCAGTTTAGCTACCCTTTGAACTTTGTACGTGGCTTCGCACAATTGATTTACCATATTTGGCGTAAATTTATCTTCTTGTTGACTCCGTTTTATCATTGTACCAATTTGACCTAAAAGTGCCTTTGATATATTTAAAGTGGTTGTATCAAATCTTTTGCTTTCTTTTACAAGTTCAGTTTTTCTTCTTGCGTCCAGTTCTGAAAGGTAGCCTTGTTGAAAGCGCTCTTGTTCTATTTTCCAGTTTTCATTCTTTGCATGTCTGTAAAGTGTGCTTTTGGCTATCTTATGATTTTTAGCTAATTCATCAAGTGAGAATAAAATCCTGTCACCATTATCATCATCTATGCCCTGCACATATAAATTGCGCACTTTCTCCTTCAATGATGCGGTAAGTTTAGATTGTTTTTTGCTCATAATTTCTCAATTAATCCCAATGATAGAATTTCCATATTGGATTGTAAAGTAAATTGAGAGTATATGGAATGTGTCTAGTGTGCAAGTAAAGTCATAACAAGGAGCGCAGGGTTCTCTACTTGCTCACACCATCACTAGACAAACAGTGATACTTCCCCTGCCAAAATTATTTCCACCAAGTAGGCTTTTTAGTTCCTCTCTCCCACTTCGCATAGTGCTTTTCATTAATCATATAATTTCTATAAGACGATATATGATTGTCTGTTTTATATTCATCGGGCATTGCCTGCGCAAACTCAGTTAGATCTCCTTCTTTTATGTTCATTGGAAATCTAGCCAAACCATCCCATAACTCTGTCCAACATAAATGATACCTGTCATAACGCTTAGTGTACTCTTCACACAAAGAAATGAAATGCTCTAAGACCCATCTATAGTTTTCATGTGTTTCTCTTGTCCATTTAGTGCAAGGGTGATTTATAAAAGCAGGTTTATATAAACCAAAATTATCACAATACTGCGCAGGTGAAAGTTCTCTATGCGCGGTGCAAAGCATTTGAGCAGTTTCTAATGGCATCTTAACTATCAATTTATCGGGCAATGCTCTAGCAGATCTTGTGGGACATTTATGTACTGCAAATATATTCATATTAATCTAGCAAGATCATGTAAGCTTTAGGCTCATTGTCCATAAACCAATCTAAACCTTTTCGTACAGTTTCATAATCCTCAATTAATTCAGAGCCTTTTATGGTGTCGTAAACGGCTATTGAGTCAGGTGCAAGCAGACACTTTTCACCAGTAAAAGGGTTAGAAACAAATTGCGGTTCTGTATCATATATCTCACATTTAAAAGGTAGTGGTCTATTCATTTGTCTGCCTGTATAAGATCTAACAAAAATATGATTGTGTCGTCAGAATATTTAGCTGCTTTTAAAGCATCAATACAATCCATTCTAGTAAGACCCTTTTCTATCATAAGATTTAATCTATTAACTACTTGGGTTATTGCTATTTTTCTAGTTGTCATATTGCGCTCCAATTTCACAGCCATCACTAAGACCCTTTCTATATTTTGCTGTCAATGCGTCAGATACTGCAATCGTCAACTTTCTTGCCAATACTTCATCATCAACTTTACATATCAAAGCAAAGGCTTCTGTGTCATGTAATTCACTCATAACAGACTTATTCATTTTTTTATCTAAATTCATAATGCTGCCCCTACTTAGAACCATGCAAGTGCATGTAAGCTTGTGAAGTTTTAAAGTCCGCTGCCAGTGCGTCATAGTTAGAATCAATAAGCGCTTCTGCTGCTACTTGTGTAATAGCTTCTGCGTCCCATTGCATATGCTTGCTCACTACTAAGCCAAGCGCTTCTGCATCAGTAGCTTCATAGCCACCAACAAAAGCTTTAGCTTTAATAGCGTCAAGTAGTGTAGGTAATACTGCAGCAATCATTTCGTCACTGCTTAGGTTTTTATCAAATTTTAAGTTTGTCATTTTATCTCCTTTATGTTTATCAACTTATACATTAATTATAAGATATTATAGTTACTATTGCAACTATTTATGTATCTTTTTTTACCCGTCTTGTGATGGGTAAATTTTATTTAAATTATCTAGATTCAATTGTGCAATGAAATCAATAGTTTTCTTGACCTGTTCTTCATCAATTGGATCTGTTAAATCACAAGTCATTCTTGGATAGTATTTATTAAGGACCTGTATAAGATCAGTGGTCAATTCTTCCAACATAAAATATTCACTAGCTTTCATTTTATAACTCCGTTTCAGGAACAATTTTTACAACAACATTTTTACTAAACCTTTGAGTGCTAAATGATTTATAACAATCATCTGTCATTCTTATTATAAGTTTATTATTGAATACAAAACTATCCATTATTTTTATTGCTGCTAGCTTCTAGTCCATAGAATTGAACTCTCTCACTATTAAGATCATTGCTAATATATTTAGCTATAGCTATATCAATTTGCTCCTTCAATTGTGAAAGCAAAAAGGGTTCTTCATCAGCCGACTCTTCAGGCAACATCATAAAGTTATTTTTTCTATTCACATAAGCGATGTTATCAAGTGCGTCGTATAGTTTTTCATTATCTTTATTCATTTTATTTTCCTCGTAAAAATATGATCCTAACACATGGATTTTAATAATACAAATTGTATTAAAATAAATTAATTTAGGGGTTGCATTTATAACTATTATAATCCATAATGTATTTATACATTGAAACAAGGAGATAATATGAATTTAGATAACTTAAGAAGATACGGGGTTGAACTTGAATTTCTTGCTGACAGATCTATGTACGATATGGCTGCATTAATTTATGACGAGACTGGTGTTGAGATAACTGTTACAAACTATTCCAATAAGTCTAATCTTTGGAGATTAAAGCCTGATGGTAGCGTTAGCCCTAGAGGTAATGATTACGCGCATGGCATGGAACTTGTAACTCCTATCTTGAGCGGTGAAGAAGATATGCAAAAGTTGAAAGCAGTTGTGGCTGTATGTGAGAAACATGGGACTGTGAACAGAACTACTGGCATGCACGTGCATATTGACATTACTGATGCAGATACAACGCCTTTGAGAAAATTGCAGAAGTTTTTTGCTAAATATGAAAAGGGTATTAATGGTCTTATAAGTGAAAGCAGACGTGGTAGACAAAATAGATATTGCGCAGATCATTTTGGCGGTGCGGAAAATCTTTGGGATTTCTTTACTGACTTGAATAAATTGAACAAAGATAGATTGTTGGGACGCGGTGCATTTGCAGGTAGAGGTAAATGGAATTTCCAAAATTATTGGAGACATGGTTCTGTTGAGAACAGAGCGCACCAAGGTACATTGAACCCTGAGAAAGTTGAGAACTGGGTTAGATTGACGCAAGGGTTTGTAGCTTGCGCTTTTGACTTTAGAGGTGTGACTGTACATAGAGATGATGTTACAAGCACATACACAACTAAGAACTTGCTTGACGAATTGCGCAAGAAAAAAGTGATAAGTCTTGAGGTTAAAAAGTTTTACATGAAAAGAAACAAGGAGTTGAACAATGCGATTTGCAGATAATGAATTTAATTTTTATGCAGCTAAAACAAAAGCAGATTTGGCTGTTGAGTTGTACAAGTCTAGTTTCGTTTCTGTGAGGGCAGCTAGCGTTGATGATTGGTGCGAGCAATGTGCAGCACGAATCTATGAGCAATATGATTACAAATTTATCTTTGATGATTTGGAAACTTTTGTGAACGAATTGATTAATTACGGTTTTATAAAGGAGATACAATAATGAAACTATATTTCGCATATGGAGCAAATTTAAACTTGGCTAATATGAGCGGTAGATGCCCTCAAGCAAAAAAACTTTGTAGCTTAGATCTTCCTGATTGGCGGTTAGTATTCAAAGGAGTAGCAGATATTGAAGTTGCTCCATACAATACTGTACATGGGTTATTGTGGGAGATCACTGATCGGTGTGAAGCAAGCCTTGATATATTTGAGGGTTATCCTCGCCTGTACAGAAAAGAATATTTTACTGTTGAGATACATGGTGAGATTCATGATGTAATGTTTTACAAAATGAATAGAGAAGGATATTCAATGCCGTCGCAAAGTTATTTTGAAACTATTGAGGACGGGTACTATCAAAACAAACTTCCCGTTGCTTCTTTATGGAACACATTAGACGAGGTGCTTTGATTAATATAACGACCTTCTCCTATCTCTCTCATTAGCTGAGGGTCGTTCTCCTCTACCTTGAAACACTTTCTTTTCTTGAAAAGACCTTTTAAACATTCCTCAAAAAATAAATTCCAGTTGGGTCTGTAAAACGGCTCAAAGCATATTTTATAATCTAGTGCCACTAGATATACATTCCATAATTCGGTTCTTGATTTGTCTAACCTTGGATCATAAGATCTTGTTCCACCTTTATGACCAAAACGACAATGAACGACCATATGACATATATAGCATAAATGAAATCTATCGGTCTTACCTATCTCAAAAGGCTCGGTATAATCTTCTGCATGCGCGTCAAAGTGACCTTTTGTTTGACCGCATATGCAACACTTTGTTGGCTTTTGTATTAATCCTTTTGCGTACATTTCGTCTTGCCATTTAGCTGATTTTGCTCTCAACGATACGCTGAAACTATTATATGTATTCATGTTATTACTTCCTTTATTTTCTTCTAATTAATAATGCACAATCACCCCAATGTTGTACAGTTTTCCAATCTTTTTGAAACAGTGCAATTTCTTCATTGACTGATTTTAGGGGATGATTTGAGTTTGCTCTAACCTGCCTTCCTTGAAAGAAGATCTGTTGAACATTTGTTTCTTTTAATCTTTTGGCAAACGATACACCACTGGATATTTTTTTAAAAAATATTTCTGATATACATCTACGCGCTATCAATGTGTCAATTCCTTGCTCCTCTAAAATTGTCATAAAAGGTTTTGGATTATCTGCGTCTATATCACAGAGAAAAAGAGGTATGTTGATACCAAAGTTTTTAGCATTTGTTAGCGCTTCTTTATCTACGTCAATCCCTATAGCATTTTTATTTAATTCTGTTTTGATCCTTTGACCTAATAACCCAGTACTACAACATAAATCACAAGCGCTGTTTCCAATCATGTGTTCTTCAATTAAATCAAAAATCTTGTCATGTATTGTTGGGTATTGATTCTCTTTCCATTGCTCTAGTCTTTCAATTGAGTTAAATCTCATCTTCTTTCTCCTGTAATTGTGGGTACCATGCTTTTGAATATTTATAGTTTTTTATATTTTTAAATTTGAAAACTCCGTCTTGATACAACAGATCTATTTCTTTTTTTGTTGCGCCTAATTCTTTTGCCAATGCTTCTACTTCCCACTTATGAACATCTATAAGTTCTTTAACCATGTCAGACATTCGCACGGCTACATGGCTGCCTTTTGCTCTATTCATGCGGACCGTAAGTATCATTGACTCGTCTCTCGTAGCGTCAAACAGCACACAAGGGACCATGCCTTTATATTTTTTTTGCAGCGCTTTGCTATTGATGCTTAATTGGGTTCTATGAAAGCCGTCTATGATTACTTTTGATGTAGACGCTATTACTGGTTGCACCCAACCTATAGCCAATATATTTTTTTCTAGGCTTTTGAGTTCAGGGGTGAATACAACATTTGGATTATAGTCATTTGCTATAAGTTCGTTTGCATCTATCCACTGTATTTGATCTATTGGTTCTTTCATTGTTGTTTTTTGGGTAATGGTTGTAAGGCTCTTTTATAACTTCCTGACATAAAATATTTCAATATATACGGTACAGGATAAGCTTGAGGATTATTGCGATTTGCTACTACTGTCTGTTTGAACATTTTATATGCTTCATGTTTTTGCTTAGGATCTATCAAGGTATCTTTTATATATTGAAGCACTCCCTGCATATCTTTAGAATATTTTTCTTTGACTGCATCTTTGTTGAATTCTTTGTAGTACCTATCCTGTACAATCATTTCAGGAAAAATATCTATTATCTGTTCATATAAAAGTGGATCTAAAGTTTTTAATTTATTAAATTTCTTGGCATTTTCTGCATGTACTGGTGTTGCTACTCGCAATTGATCGGAGTTCCACATTTGATAATCATAGATCTTGCAATAAGGTATTTCGTTGTCATAAAAATATTTAAAAACATCGTCCTCTTCCCAATCAAATATTGGCTTGCAAAATTTAACATTCTTCACACCGCTTTTAGTTTCATTAATATAATTTTCATTTAATTTGTTCATACATGAAGCAAACCTTATCAATGACTCACTTGCCCTTATGCCATTAACAAAAGCTATTTTGCCTTTGTAAAAACTGGCTGTGTATTCATCCATAGTATCTTGCGAAAAAACATTTTCATCAGACGCGCCTGTTTTAATTGCATAGTCAGGCATAGGTCTTATATGTTTTCTTTTTTTATCCCACTGTATATAGCTTTCAGTGTTTCCTAGAACGTATTTTTGACTGTGTAATGGTACGCAAAAATATAGCATCTCCACCCAGTCCAAATGATAGTAGTGATCCACAAAATCTATTACTGACTTGTTAATTAATTCTTCATCTCTAAAAACCACATTCACCTTTTTAATGCCCCTTTTTTCAGAAACTTCTTTGACTAAATGCAAAGTAGCCAAACTATCTTTCCCGCCACTGAACATAACAACCACGGTATCAAAAGTATCAAATATATGGTTTATACGTTTGATAGATTCATCATAAACATTTGTGTCAATATAGGTTCTAACCTTTTTTTGATGTTTTCCCATTAAACTTTGGTGACGCTTTTGATATACATTTGCACTCTTGCAGCATGTGTTTCTTCATTGGGATATTGTTCTTTAAGTTTTGCCAAAAAAGTATACCAATCGGCTTGCTGCTGCTCGTTGTCAAAAACTAAGTTATATTGAATGATTGCGTTATTGTATGTAGTCATTTCATTATCTACATAATCATCATCTGACAGATCAAATTCACTCATGTCGTCCCGCATAAGAGGGGCAAACATTGCTTGATAATCTTCATCAAGTTCTGCGCTATAACTTTCAATTAAAAGTTTTTCCGAATCCCATTCCGTCAACTCTGTTAAACGATTATCCAAAAGTCTCAATTTTTTTGCTTGCAGTTCGTCAATATTAGATACCATTACTGGCAATTCTTTATAGCCCAAACTCTTAGCCGCAAGAACTCTTGTATGACCTGCAATTATTTCTAAGTTTTTATCTACAACAATTACTGAATTAAAATCATTTTCTGCAATTGACTTAGCAACTGCATCAATGGCAGTTTTTGTAATATTTCTTGGGTTGTTTTCATAAGGTTTTAGATCTTCTATATCCATCACCTTAAGAGTTATGTTTTTAAATTTTAGTTCTTCTGTCATGTTTACCTTTTGGTTACATGCTTTGCCATTGCTCAGGTACATCCCAACCGAGTGTACTCTTTTCAACAAAACACCTGCTCTTTGCATCATAAAGAAAATCAGCTTGTCCAATCTTACCATAAAGACCTTGTTCTCTAATCTTTCTTGTCAATACCTGAATGCTATCATCATCAAAATCTCTATGCACAGTCAGGACCGCATCAGATTGATTGTGCCAATGCGCGGCACCACTAATATCATATGCCGTAGGCGGAGAATAACCGCCGTCATTGCCCTTTGGTAGTTTTGTAGGATGCGCTACAACCCAAATCGTTACATCGTGTACCCTTGCAAACCTTTTGCACTTAGAAATGAAATCCCTTATATGCTCGTCCTCTCTTGTATTACCACTTCTTGCGGCTGAGACTTCATTAAAAGGATCTATAACTAATCCGTTGATCCCATACTTCAAACAACTTGCTTTAGCTATGTTTAAAATATAATCAATATCAGGTACAACATCTTTTGTTTCTATAAAATAGAATCTATCATTTAGCCATGCCAAACTTTCCTGTAGATCTTCTGTTGTCATTCTGTTTGTAAAGCCTTCATCAAAAGCTTTCTTCTGCTGCATTTGTACCAATCGGCGCAAGTGCATTTGTGTGCTATGTTCGGGACTGTACACCGCAAACTTCCAATTATGATTTTCAGCTATCTTAATTAACATTTGGTCAACAAAGCTAGACTTGCCGTGATTTGGGATTCCTGTCACACAATGAAAAGTTCCTTTTAAGACTTTATATATTTCGTCTAAGTTATCAAAACCTACCTCAATCGGCTTAACATAGTTACCATTATATAAATCCAATACACTGCCGTAATAGTTGTTTGCTGCATATAGACCGTCAACAGGGTACGGTGTCGCCTGCTCTATTGTTTCTTTAAGTTTTTGTGCGCCATGCTTTATCAATACATCATTGGCATCCTTGCAGTCCTTTGGATAATCTACATACCAACAAATATCTTTGCCAAATCTGTGCAATAATTCATCATGCAAACTGTTACCCGCTTGGTCATTGTCTGTAAATATAATTATCTTCTTTGCGTTTTCTAATGGACAATTTTCTAAACATTTAAACCTTGCATCATTCTCTTTAAACTTTGCTTCTTTAGGAGCGCCATCAGGCAAAGATACAACATTATCATAACCGCACTCTATCAAAGCCAAACAGTCAAACTCGCCTTCAACAAATATAATTGTTTCTTGGTCCTTAGCTGCAAAATAGTTATAAAGTATTCTTTTGGCATTAGCAGACTGCTTAAACTTTTTATCCCTTGTTCTGTATTTAATATTCACTACGCTTGCATCAGCATCCTTGTAAGGTATCGCAATCCATCTGCCTTCTAAATATATGCCTTGCTTTTCAATAGTACCCTTGCTTATTCCTCTCTCTGCAAAATACGTCAACATTTTTGAGGGTCTTTCTTCCTGCGTTGGTAGCTTTGGTTTTACATATGTTGTCTGTGGTTTTGTAAACTTATAATTTTCACTGTAGCCGCCTTTGTAACCGCAGTGGTGACAATTCCATACCGCACCTTCATCATTTATAGTAAAAGATAACGGTGTATCGTGTGCGTTGTGTGGTGGTTGGCAGCTTGGACATTTTAATTTTTGGTTGCCGTGGTCAAAGTGTTTTGGTTTTATTCTTTCTTCATTCAATCTATCGTATATAGTCATATTATTATCCTGCAATATTATTAAGGCTATTACTAGCCTTGGGTTTTTCATCTAAAAATCTTCTACCGTTTAGCCATGTAGCTGCATGCGGTATAAATCGTGTTTCTGTATCTTGGTTTAATTTTAAAAATAATTCTAGACCTTTTACTATCATTTCAAAATTATGGGACTGTTCAGCTTTTATAAAAGATTTAGCTGCATTGTATTTACCTACCTTTCTTGGGTACTTACTCCAAAAGATCTCAAAGTTTTTACTATACGATCCATCTTTAGTATTCTCTTTAGTATCTTCTTTAGTATTATAGGAAGTGTGCGTCCTATCTGTGCGGACATCAGCTACCGAGGGGGTGCGGACATCAGCTTCCATAGTCAAAAAATATCGGTTACTAGTGCCTGTCCTTGCCTGTATTGATATTAAATTGTTTTTAGCTAAGTAGTTAAGGCATCGTCTTATTTGTCTGTCACTTACACCTACTAACTCCCCAAGATACTTCTCACTTGGATAACAGCTACCATTCTCATCAGCATAATTACTTAATATAAAAAGTACTAGCTTTGTTGTCGGGGTGTCTGTCTTTTGTTTAATACACCAATTTAGTCCTTGTATACTCATAATCCATTTAGGATTATATGCAAAGACTGAAAATTATCAAGCTATCTCGTAAAAATCATTTGGTTTAACTTTGCCATTGGTAATATTAGCAATAAATTTCATCTCTGATTTTCTTGGGATTCTTTCGTGATTTACCCACTTATTAATACAACCTTGTGTAACTTCATTGCCTGCGGTGGCAAACATCGTAACAAGATCTACCTGCTTTAATTTTTTTTGATCTAGCCAGTCCTTGAGTGTCATGTTGCTATTTTATATCAATTCATTTAAAATACAAACTGTACTATAAAATGAGGTAATAAAATGAAGATTAAATTAAAAAGAATGCACGAAGAACTAACGCATGTTTGGAGTGGTATAGGTCATTACCATGATTCAAGTAGATCACTCTATGGCTACAAGCAATACAGAATTAAAACAAGAGATATTTATATGGGTTGGGAAGTCTACGATGGCGAGACTCAAATCAGCGACTCAAATGGTTTTGGTTTTACTTTTAAAGAAGCTAGAGAATGGCTTGAAAATTATTTAGATAAAAATGAAAAATAATCCATTTGAAGTTCACGGCGTAAATCATCTTAGCGCATCATCCATAAACAAATTTAGAAAAGACCCTGCGAAGTGGCTTGTAAATATAGCGGGCTATACAGATAGAATATTTAGCCCTGCTATGAGTTTTGGAATTGCTATAGAAGATGGTATTACTCAAGGGGTAAACGAACCCGACTGCTCTATTGAAGATTGCATTTCCGCAACAAACAGATCTTATCAAAAGATCTATGACAGTATCAATGACAATAAAGCATATGATTATAGCTTTGCTAAGTGTCATGAAAGAAGAGATAGGACCGCAAATCTTTTGACTGAGATAGTTCCTTTGTACAGAAAATTTGGCATTCCAATAGCAACACAGAAAAAAATATCAATAGACTTAGAAGTTTTGCCTATACCGATTATTGGATATGTTGATTATTTGTATGAAGATAAAGTCAGAGATCTTAAGACAACTGGTGTTTCTCCGAAGCTTAGATCTGACTACCAAAGACAACTTGCTATTTATGAATATGCAACAGGCAAAGATCCTGTGGTTGATTTCGTTTATTCATTAAAAACAAAACAAACGCTTATCTCTATGTCAGTAGAAAATACTGATGCAACAATGAATGAGATAAAAAGAATTTGTGTGAAAATGATGAGACTCTTATCATTATCGGACAATATTAGTGAGGTTGCTTATTTATCGTGTATTGAACCCGATATATCAAATGAGGACTTTACTAGAACTTGGGGTGTCAACGAGATCGTTGGCGCTAAAGAACTATTTATGTATTGAAAAGGAGATATTATGACAACAGATACACTGATAATCGCTTTGGTTAAGGCGCAAAAAGAAATTGACCATGTAGTACAGGATGCAAAGAATCCGTTTTTTAAAAGCAATTACGCTTCTTTAAAAGAGGTCTTTGATTCTGTAAAAAAACCAATGAATGATAGAGGGATATATATACAGCAGGAGTCACATGATTGCGATACTGGTGCTTGTGTAGAAACTATTTTTTATGGACACGGCGGAAAAATGTCTGCGGGCAAGGTAACAATACCCGCCGCAAAACATGATCCACAAGCTTATGGGAGCGCTCTAAGCTATGCCAAAAGATATTCGTTGCTTATGGCTTGCGGTGTTGCCACAAAGTCTGAGGATGATGATGCGGAAGCAGCAATGCAAAGAAATAAAGTAGAGCCAGTTAATCTTAAAAGAAAATATGTATTAAGATCTAATGGTGCTGCAAGAAATTCCTATGACGGCACAAATCAATATTTGAACGCTTTGCGAGATCTTATGACTAGCGTAGATGAAGAAAAAAGAATGGCTATTTTTGCAGAAAACTCAAATGATATTGAAAAAGCTTACAATGATCTTACTCCCGATGATGCAAACAGAACGTCGTATGAAACATTAATAGATAAATATTCAGGTGAAAAAGCTAACTCTTGATGATTGCGTGTACCTTTGTATGAGCAAAGGTGGCTACTGGACTTTTTGGGAGTTGCAGTCAATGATAAAGAAAAATACGGGACGGTTTTATGGAGAGCCGTCCATTTCTGCAGCAATAAGAAATTTAAGTAAACAGCCTGCTAGAGAGAAATATAAACTGCCTGCGCTTGGGGAAGTTTATGAGAAAAAAAGAAGATCAAGCGGAAACGGTTATAAATATAAATTAATTGGAGAAAAAAAATGAATGATAAAAAATATGACGATGAAGGAAGAGGTTATCTTTGGCATGAAAATGATGCCGTAATTGACAGAAAAGGATCTTGGACCTTGGACGGAAAAAAAGAATACGGTGCCATAGTCAAAAGCTTTAATGCTCAGGGAGAACCTAAATATGAAGCCATGGTTTCTATAGGTCTTTTGCATATCAACTCTGATAAAAAAAGCGAAAAATCACCTGATATTGGCGGAAAGGTCACTTGGAATAAAAAAACTTATAAGTTTGGAGGATGGGCTAGGGAGTCAGAAAAAGGTCAACCTTTTACCAGTGTTGGATTTACGCCCATAGAAGATGATCAACCACAGGTAATATCTGACGATAAACCTCCATTCTAAATGTCAAAGCGTTACAAGGACAGGGAGCATCTTGAGTATGTTGCAAGCCTTTCTTGTCTCTTGTGCAAAGCAGGATTTTATTCTCATTCTAAAGAGATACAGGTTCACCATTTGTTAAAGCCTGCAGATAAAAAGCGCGGAATGTCATTACGTGCAGGAGATGATCAAGTGATACCCCTTTGCTATCATCACCACTCTACCCTGCACACGAAGTTCGGTGACGAATTCAAGTTCTTTGCACATTACGGATTGCCTGAGACATTCGGGCAAGAATGGGCAAAAAAACTTTTTGAAAAATCTCAACTCTATCTAAACGACCCCAATGACGATCTGCCCTTTTAGGTTGCATATATAACGTAAGTTGCTATAATAACCAAATAACTATAGGAGAAGATATATGAGCGGACCCGAATTAAGACAGTTAAGAAAAGATGCAGGAGTTACACAAGTTGAACTTGCAGAGTTTCTTGGCTACAAAGTAAATGGAGAGCCTAACCGCAGCATGATTGCTAGAATGGAATGCGGATATGTTGCAATCAATTTTAGAATTGAGTTATTAATAAACCATTTTTTTGAGAAGAAAAATGATAACTAAGGACCAGTTAGGGGAACTAGACACTTACATACACGATCATGATATAAAAGATTTAGCTTGCTTGTATTTCAATGTTTTAGCTGACATAAGCAAGTCAAGAATTGCCAATAAACATATAGGGCAAACGCCTGAGTCTGTTTTAATTGAATATCTTTATCTAAAAAATATTGAGATGCGTAACGAATATGAACAATCTAAACTAGGAGTATAAAATGACATATAAGAATGATGAATTTGCAGGGTTAAATCCGATGGAAAGAAAAGTAGTAAAACTTTCTATAAAGTACCAAATAGATATTATGTCTATGACGTTGAAGGATGCTAAGAAGTTTTTAAATGAAGATGATTGGCAAGATCTGCATGACTTTATAAAGAATGGATGTAGAGAAAGAATATTACATTAGGGGGAAATATGAGTTATATATTTTGGTTGATATTGCCAACAGCAATTTGGTGCATGGCTTGGATCGTAATAGATTTTATAGTGAAAGATAGTTCAACACACGAACTAGAGGACATTGTAAATTGTAAATGGAGTAAAAATAATGAATAAAATATTTGAAAAGGAAATAGCAAAAGAAATGAAATGGGTTGGTATAGCTATCATTGTTCTTATAGCCTTATTATCTTTTGCAATGTTGATTTTAGTAAATGTAGTCTTATCTGATATTGAAATAATAAAATTTATAAATAAATAGGAGAAAAATATGGCTAATTCAACATATGTTGGTGATTACTTTGATGTAAAAATTTCTATAGATATAGAAGATAAAAAAACTGGTCAGTTGTTAAAAAAATATAAAACGAGTTTAGTGGAAGATAATGAATCACACCAAGTTATACATGATTATGATGCTGACCTACATGGCTTTATAAGTTGCCATTTTACAAAACTTAAACTTGGACCAGTAGAGGATAAATTATGTTAATACAAGAAAAAACGTGGATTCCACAAAAATTGAGAAGAGCCTATAACAGTGAACTAAAAGATTGGCTTGTATCTTCAAGCAGTTCCCTGCCATTGAAAATTAAATGTTTTTGTGAGTTAGTGCGTAGGAGAATGTTTAGATTGGATCGTGCAGGTCGTGATTCTTTAAAAGATGATATGGATATTAAATTTGATAAAGGTCTTGTGTATTTGACTGAGGAAGATCATGTGAATATTAAGAAATCAATACATTTCTATCTTATGCAAAAAGAACATAAAGATGATAAGCAATGGAATGATATGTTGAATCTTTATGGAGATCTAAATGTTAGTGATAAAACTAAGGAGATTGATAAAGAGTGGTTATGATAGTCCAAGGAATTACAATACCAAAACATTTGCAGCATTTGTCAAAGCAAACATTAAGAAACTTAATTTATCTTTTTAGAAATAGAAGCTGATGAATACCTATTGCTACTCTTGGCAATCAGAACTTAGCGCTGAACATTGTGAAGCAATAATATCTTTGTATCTAGAGGGCAAACCTAAAGAGTCTGAGGTTGGAAATGTGTCTAATATTGACAAGTCCGTTAGATCTTCAAATATTCTGCCTTGTACCTATGATTCCGAGAATGGAATATATTTGAATAGAATAATGAACACATATATTACTATGGCAAATCGCGAATGTTTTGGTGTGCAGCTAAACGGTTTTCAAGAATTTCAAATAGCCAATTACTCCGAAGGTGATTTTTATGACTATCATATGGATTCCAATATCTTCAATCATACATCACAAAGAAAACTGAGCGTTACAGTACAACTTTCAGATAGCATTGATTATGTAGGCGGTGATTTTGAGTTTAGTAAAGATGTTGGTAATTTAGATAAGAAAAAGTTGAGAGAAAAAGGAACTATACTAGTTTTTCCATCCTTTCTTTATCATAGAGTCACTGAGGTATCTAAGGGCAGTCGTTTCAGCCTTGTTGGATGGTATGAGGGAAATGATTGGATTTAATCTAGGCTTTCTCGTTAGAATATTTGATATTAAGTCCTGACAAAGTACAGAGTCGGTTTTTTTCATCAATGCCTTTATCTGTAAGTTCGTAAGTATTATCAACTTGAGTTACAAAACCATGCTCTAGAACGTCCTGTAGTAGTTCCTGCGGGGTTTCTTCCTTGAACATGACACTTAGTATTACCCCAAGCCTTTTGTTCTGTGTCTTGCTTAGAGCCATTTAGATATGTTCCCAACTTTTACCCTCAAACAGCAATGCTTCCGCTTCTCGTCTACGAATTAAACCGTCACTGACCTGCCCATTTACTTTGTTCCATCTTTTCATTTGATATGGAACACCATCATAATCTGCTGAATTAAGTACCTGTATCATTGTGCTGCTTGTGAAGTTTGTTGGTCCAAGATTAAATACCCATGCTACCAAAGCGTCAAATTGATTTTGATGTAATGGCACTGTTACTAGATCATTGACATACGGTTCATATTCATCTTCTATTTCTTCTTGCAGAATGTAGCTTGCATGATCCATTGTCCATTTATCATGCGGTTTGACCGTTCTAGTATGACCGTAACCTATAGTCAAAACACCTGCTTGACATTTATATGGGACAGCAAGACCGCCTTCCGTTGGACATCCCTCAAACTTTTTAATTAATGATAAGCCTTCATCTGATAAGTGCATTTTAGTTGCCCCATGTTCCGTCATTTCTGACTTTTGCTGTTTTTGTTCCGCCATGATATTCCACGGCATGACCTTCATTGACAAGCATTTGACAAATATCTTGACCATCTTCCGTATAAGGTATTGCAAGTATTCTCCCATATTTACCTTTACCCAATGACTGTATTTTAAATGAGCCTACACAAAGTTCAGAGAGCCTAGCTGATGCTTTTTTTCCCAATGCCTTCTCTGCTAGGTTGCGAGTTCTAGACTCTGGGGTATCAATGCCTGCCAACCTGCAGCGTTGTTTGCGCAGAAAAACTGAAAACCCCAAGTCAAGAGTAACATCAACAGTGTCACCATCAACAACCCTTTCAAGTATTGCGTTATAAACAAATGGTGTAACTGTGTTTGACATAAATAAGTAGGTGCTTCTGCACCTTATGTTTTACTGTTTAGCTTTTCCGATATTCAATGCTGCCAATTCTATCGCTTTGTAGAGTTTGCCAAGCATTTTATCGTCCTTTGGTGTTGGAGTTAAAGCACAAATAACAGAAGCCAAAGTGACTACTATTGTGATTATACCAATCCACTCAAATATCATTCCCATAGTATTCTCCTATATGAAAATTAAAGGCTATCAGATTTATTTATCATTTGGAAGTTTTTCTGTTGTTACTTTTCTGTAATAAACAACTACATCCTTTAACTCTGTGATGTATCTTTTGATCTCTTGCATGTTATATGCCATCACCTCATAGTCAGGAATTGTCATAGCCAAGAACACTAACTCTCCTTCCTGTTCTTCAATTAGTGCTAATTGCTCTTCCCAATTATCGGGCGTAACAGCAATCCATTGTGGTTGTTTTAGATCTATTTCTCTCGGCATAATAGGTTGCACTATTTGCCTTTCTAAAGGTTTTGCTGATACTTCTATTTTCTTAGTTGGAATTAGACTGCAACTGCAAACCATCATCAAGATTATCAACTGTGTCGCTGAGTTTCTCAATCTCTTCCATGATATGTTTTGTACCATTGTTAATTTTCCTCTGCATTTCTATTGGATCGGTTAAAATTTTAGCAGTAAGTTCATAGTTTTGTATGAACTGCGTGTATCTATTTAATTCTTTTTGCGCTGCTTGACTCTTAATTGTCAAGTCCTGCAATTGCTGTGTTTGCATTTCAAAGTCAGCTTGTATAGTTTTTATTGCTTCTTCTTGTGTGGCTACCGCACCTTCAAGTGCTGAATTATTAGCCTGTAATATTTGATTTTGACTATAAAAATAATAAGAAGCTAAACCCAATACTATTACTACTCCTACCAATAATTGCTGCATTACATATCCTCAATAATATAGTTTAATCCGCCTGCGCTTCTATACTCAATAGTCTTATTTGCTAGATTACGAAACTTTAAATGATTCTCTTTTTGTTTAATTATTTTTTTTGCAATATATACCTTATCATCAGAATCGCCATATTCTTTATTAAAAGAGACACGCACTTGATAACGTGGTCTAAAGAATCTAACTATTTTTAAAATTATTGACTGTCTATCCATGTGAATATTTGCAACGGCTGTGATTTACCTTTTACCATTATAGGCTCTAAAAGTTTTAAATGAAATCCGCAATAAGACTCAGTCTGTCTGCCTATAAGTATATCTACATTCCTTTCTTTGGTGGCGCTTTCAAGTCTTGCAGCTACGTTTACGGCATCACCTATAGCCGTATAATCAAACCTATTCTCACTTCCCATATTACCTACAATTGCATCTCCTGAATTTATACCAATACCTATAGCAATTGGTGGTATTCCTTCTGACACTAATTCTATATTCAGGATCTTAATTGCTGCCATTATATCTGTTGCACATTCAACAGCTTTTCTGCTGTGATTTGTTAGATCTAAAGGTGCATTAAAAATCGCCATCATTGCATCTCCAATATACTTATCTACCATTCCGCCATGTGCTTGCACAGAATGCTGCTGTACCGTTAAAACTTTATTCATAATGTAAGTGACTCTTTCAGGTGTTACTGTCTCTGACAAAGCAGTGAAGCCCCTAAGATCTGTAAATAAAAAGGTACATGTTCTTTTTTCACCACCTAACTTAAGTAGATCAGGATTATCTTGTAGTCTTTTGACTTGCCTTGGATCTAAGTAATGTTCAAATTGTTTTTTTATCTGTTGTCGCAGTTTGTATTGCTCTCTAAATTTGAGATAAAAAGCTATTGATCCAATTATGAATGCTGATATTAAAGACCAAGACACATCAATTAAGATACCTTTTTCAATTAAAGTTTTTCCGCCGTAAATTGCCCCTAAATAAATGCAAGTAGTCAAAACTAGTCCGCTAGTCATACCCAAAGCATGCAATAGAATCCATGTAAGGGAACTCAATACTATAAATATTGTTAGTTCTGCTGTTAAGTGCCAGTTCGGTACGTATGGGCTATTTTCTAACAGTATGGATTCTGCTAACGCGGCTTGTATTTTGTGTGGCTCTAGCAATCCAATTGGCGTAGCTATTTGCGGCATTACTCCGTTTGCGGTTACACCAATAAAAACAAATTTATTTTGTACATCCATTTCTTGTAGTGTTGTCTGCGGTGTATTGACCCAATCAATCCACTGTCTGCCATACTTATCTAACTTTGTAGGTGGTATTCCACGTACAGCAATTTCCTCAATTCCTGCTGCAGATCCTTTTATTATGTAGGTATCTTGTTGAGCTAATGTTTTGAGAACCTCAGTGCCGAAAGAAGCAACCCAACCATCATCAGTCTGCATAAGCAAAGGTATTTGTCTGACTAGGTTATCAACATCTACTGGCGCAAAAGCAATACCTTGACCTGCGTATTTTGACAGGACCTTAATATTTTCTCTTATACCTTTTGCTTTGATGCCAGTTATGTTCTCGCCCAATATTACCGTACCAGTAGTAGGCGGATAACTTCCAATATTACTTTCAAAAGTAGATAAAACACTAGGCAGCAATTTTAAAGATGATGCAAATTGATGATCGCCGTCAAATCTATCTTTTTCCGTAAAGGCAATCACCCAACCAACACCCAATGCACCTGCGTTGTATAGATCTGTTTGTATCTCTGCCAGTCTTGCTCTAGGGAAGGGATAACCGCCTTCAGATATTACATCTTCTTCAGTTATGTTTAATATTGTGAAGTAGCCAGTTGGGTCTTTTTTAGTAACAAATGTATCAAATGTTTTTAGTTTTAATGTTTCATGTGAAACATTTTGCATTATCATTGGTAGTGATAATCCAAATATAAGCGCTATGAATATTGTTGTTTTTTTCATGATCCCTGTGCGATTTTTATCACTGAATCACCGCCACCATTTATTTTTACGGTGTTTGATACACCATCTTGTATAAAGATAACGGTATAGCCTTGACTTGAGTTTAGATCTACTTGCACAGACTGCTCAACGGTTCTTCTTAGGGAGATCAACTCTCCTGTAACCAAAGTTATAATTTGTGTTGTTGTATCTTGACCTACTGATGTGCCTGTTATTCTTGTGATAGTTTGTTCTTGTTGCAACTCATCATCTTTTAATTTATCTAATTCATCCATAATTTTTAATAAATCTTCAAAGAAATTAACATCTAAATAATTAATATCTAATTCTGTAAACTCTAGATCATCTGATGCAAAATAATCTGCATCCAATCCGTCAAATTCTAGAAAGTCTACATCTAGTACATTGCTTGTAGATGTTGTATTTTCAGTTGTGACTATTTTGCTTTCTTTGGGCGGTTGCACAATGAGCATATTGTCAATAATGTCTAATGTAAGATCTAGTATTACTGGCTTGCTTGGGCTGCTTTCAAAAACTGTAGTTGTAGTAGCTTCATAGGGCTTATTTAAAACAACAGTACCCATAGCAGTAGTTACTGTTATTTCGCCGCTAGAAAGCCCTGAGAGATCTGGCAGAAGGATAATAAGACTACGACCTAACTCATCTACTGTCGCGGTAAAATCCGTCCCACGAATCGCAATATTGGCTGTTGGTGTTTGTATGCTAATGTTTTCTTTATCAATTCTGCCTAATTGTCCAGTTATAAACCTTGCTGTACCACTGGCAAAGTTTAATGCAAGCTTGGAGTTAGATGGATTCGGGTCATAGATGTATTCATCAATCGTGAGTTGGGAATGTTCAGTGAGTTTAACGGTTGAATCGTCTAAAAACTTTATGGCAATACGACCATCAGACGTTTCTACATTATCATTTTGTTGAATGTTAAAGTCTAACTCTGCTCTGTAGGGCTTGTCCCTTAAAACTTGTGCATTGCCTGTAAGTTCTGACACATCTCCAATATCAACAGCTTGTGCTTGTACCGCCGTCACTTTGAATGACACAGACAGTGCCACTATTGCCGTTAGAAAGTATGCGTAACCAGTCACTTGCTAATGTACTCTGTTGATCTATGTTGAAGGTTCGTGAGTTACCATCATGTTCAAGTTTAAAGTAGCCTTGAGCATACCCATCTGCATCAAAATTGACTGTATTGGAATCTCCATCTATATCAACATAGTTTGTTGCTTGATCATAGTCAATATCAAAGTCAAATGTATTGCTGTTACCTTGTATGATCCAATCTAGATCTAAAGTGCTTGCTAAATCACTTGTGGCAACGTCAAGCGTAAAAGTATTGCTTGAACCTGTGACATCAACATTGAAGTTACCACTGTCAGCACCATAAGTATTTGTCGGGTCAGTTTGTATGTTAAAGGTATTACTATCACCATCAAACTCAAAGAAACCTGTAAATGTATCGGCTGTTATATCGCCTAAGAACTTATTACTATCACCTATTTGGTTGATGTCTAGTGTCATAGTTGCACCGTCTAAATCAAGAGGGGTCATGTTACCTGCTGCTGCAGTCGCACCGCCTATAATGTTTGAGGATCCCAGTTGCTCTATGTCAAGATTAAAGGTTGCGCCCACTTGGTCCACATATACCTCGTTATCTGCAAAAATAAAACTTGAACTAACCGCGAATATTATTAAGTATTTCTTCATCTACAATTCTCCACAAATTTTTCTTTAATCCTAAATTAATGGTTTCTAAAACTGCTGTTTCTATGGCATTCTGCAAGGCAATATTCACAGACTCGTTTTCTACCATTCCGTTTTCTATTTCCACTAATTCAGTATCATTGGAAACGAATCGGAAAGCATCTTGACTTATAGCTACGCTAAGAATTGATTTTGTAGTCAACACCTCAGTCAAGACTTTACCTGTACTTACAGAAATGGTCCTTAAAGATACAGTCACAATATCCTGCCTGTATTCTTTGGTAGAGCCTATGCCCAAATATCTAGCACCCAAGCCGCCTGACTTTATGTTACTTTCATATCCTATCACACCGCCTTCCATTAACAAACCTGCAAATGTCAGTGGCAGTAGGTCTTTATTTTCTTTGTGACTTTTTCTTGTTGAACGTATTAGTTGTCTTTCTTTAGTCAAATTATCTAAACCTACTCTCTCTACCACATCAAAAAATTCTCCATTGCTTGCATGCTGTAAGGCACGGATTAAATATGCGTGTGGTGCTTGCGTAATAGCTGTTGAGAAGGACGCATACGAACTGTTACTTCTTCTTTGCCCTGTTTGATCTGTGAAGCTAGTAGGATATACAGCTATAGTGGGCTTAAGAAATGGCTTACCTATTGCTGCTAGATCTTTGTTGATTAGGGTTCCAACTTCTGATTGCTTGGTTAAGCTTACTGGCGGTATGTAATTATCTAATATGGACCAGTTGGTGCAACTAGAAAGCAAAATCACCAATGGGTAGAGTAATTTCAGTCGTGTTTCCATCTGCATCCGTAATGATTAAAGTTATAAAGTCGCCGTCTGTTGAATATTCAATTTTATTGCCTTCAAGTTCTAGCAGTCCTGATGTCATAGGCGTTTCACCAAATAGGTTGTCTACAAGTTGTCTGCTCAACTGTGCATAGATTCGTGATTCAAGATTTCTTATGAATCGGGCTAATGTGGTATTTTTTGCATCTCTTTCTAATTCTTCTTGATAGGCTTTGATTTCTTCTTTGATTGATTCTTTTCTGTTGAATTGTTGATTCTCAATAGTCAAATAGTGACTTGATGTTCCTACCCCTGAAAAGCTAGGGTTTTTAAAAGTGTGGGTCATTTCATCGGCTTGTATAACCTGCACAACAATGAAAACAAACAGAACATTTATTGCTATAAGTTTTAATTCTGTGCTACCCATCTTCAATCTCCTATTTAGCTATGAGGAATATAATTAATCCGATCAAAACTAAAACACCTAAACTAAATCCCCAAATTATAAATTCAGTAATAAAATCAAGGATCTTGTCTATCTTTGTTTTTTGGTTTTTTTTCATTCAATTCTAAAACCGTATTCACTTTCTGCTGTAATCGTATCATATCTTGGTCTAAGAGCCTTAATTGATCAGTCAGTCTAATTATTGTTTTTTTCATTTCTGAAACAGCAGGGTCAATTGTATTGGTTATGGTTTGCCAAACATAATAAACAAAATAGCCCAAGCCTATAACCATGACCGACGTGAAACCAAACTTTTCAACTAAGCTTACAATGTCCATTAATCACGCCTTGCGTCAATCTTGCCATCTTCCACAAAGTTTTCTGCTCTCGCGATTCGGTCTAGGTCGGGTGGTAAATTCAAAGCGCTTGATACGCTTGTATCTATTCTTATCATATCGTTATTCATAATTGATGCTCTAGTAATTAACATCTTTGTGATTCCTTGTACGCCTTTTATGTCATTTACTAGATTGCCCATTAGCTGCTTCATTATTAAGAAAATAAAATATCCCATGATAAGACCACCTGCAATTGGCAAACCTACATCTTCAATTAGCTTAATAATATTCATTAAATTATTTTAGCATCAATGCTTGCATTTATAGATAGGGTTGTTATAATAACTACATAAACAATAAAAAGATTATTGATTGGCGGCAATAACAATGTAGTGTTGTTAGTTTAAAGCCTAAAGAAATTTAAGATATTTTGTTTTGTATTGTTTAGGGTAAGTACCCCCCAATGCTTCTCATATAGTATTAGTGAGGCATTAAATTAGTTTGCATTGCTTGTTAGAAATAATGAGAAAACTAATATGTAGCACAGGGTATTTAAATTTAAAGGCTAATCTCCTTTAACGCCTTAGACTGACGCATTCGTTAATACTTATAATAATATTGAATAGAATATTTTATTGGGGGTGAAAGCAAGGTTGCAAACTTGTGAGTAGCCCTAACTTATTTATCCTCTCCTTTAAAACTCTTACTTGAACCGCTAGTTCCTGCGTACAATCCAAACCATGCTGCACCCGCACCAACTACTATTGATATAAGTCCACTTTGCTCAAAGCTTGGGGTTTCTAATGCCATAAACCAAAATGTCGTGTAATACAAAAGATACATATAGACACTTAAGAATGCTCTAGGAAATATTCTCCATGAGTCCACAGCTTGCGCTAAGAAGATCCATCGTTGATGCGGGTTCTTAGTTGATTCATCTTCTAGATCTCTTATTTTATCCTTAAGGGATCCTATTTCTTCAACCATAGCCATGAACTTGTTAAGGTCCATCTCTACTTCGTTTCTGTCCATGTCGCCTTGGAATCTTCCGTCATGTTGCATAATTATTCTCCTATGATGGTTCTGTTGGATATACTACATCATCATAGTTATCACTATTTGAGTAGCTACTTGGTAAATCTCTGAGTGCTTGCCTGTAAGTTACCCACTCTGCTTTCTTGCTGTCTGATAGTGGGCTATCTATTGCAACTGTCCAATCACAGTCAATCAACAAAGAGTTTCTTGTGTTCCTGATCTTTTGAGAAGTTGTCTCAGGATTTTCAGGCGTTCCGTAATAGTATTCAGTTCCCATAATTATTGTTTAGCTAATTTTAATGAAGACATTCTTATGTTAAAACCTGAAATTCCACCTGAACTTGCTTGTCCCTGTACTATTCTACCTTTCAACACTAGTGTAAATGAAGTATTTGCTGCTAATGTTGCTTTAGCCGCATGCAAAATCGGTTGAACTGCAAGTGTTGTTCCCACTCCTGATGTGTAATCTGAAATCACGGTTCCATCTAACTGTAATTCTGTATTTAACACTATTGAAGTGGTGAAAAATCCACCAACCATCATATTGCCAACTAGAAGATAATCTCCTGCTTCTGCAGAGGTAAAAGTCAATGTCATTAAATGTGCCAAAGTACCACTACCAAATACACTTGAACTACGTTGACCATTAACACCCATAGAACCAACAGCCCTTGTACCTATCTCGGCTACAGTAACACCATTGGCTGTAATTTTTAAACCAGTTCCATCTGCTGTAAGCGTTGAGCCATTAAGTACAAGTCTTTGTGCGCTAAGATCACCAGTGGTTATATTTGATGCGTTTAGATTGCTTATTGTTACATTGCTTGCATCAATAGTTCCTGCTGAAAGTGTACCTAGATTTCCAGTAATTGCTGAGAGTGTTGATACTGTTATTTTATTTGCTGTTACAGAATCGGCTGCAATTTTATCTGATGTAACTGCATCAGTTTGAATGTTACTCGCAATAATAGAATCTGCAGCAAGTTTTCCTGCAACTATTGCACCTGCTGATATTTTTGCTGCTGTAACTGCGTTAGTTGCTATTTTATCTGCTGTAATTGCATCAGCAACAATTTTAACTGCTGTGACTGCATTTGAAGCTATTTTTTCTGCAACAACGGCACCCGCATTAATCTTAGGTCCATTTATAGCGTTGTCTGCTATCTTGGCATTTGTTACAGCATCTACACCTAGTTTTGATTCTACTATTGAACCTGCGGCTATCACATCGCTTTGAATCGCATCTACTGCTATCTTTGCATTTGTTACGGCATCATCTGCAAGCTTAAGAGTTGTGATTGTTCCGTCAGGAACCGCACTTGTGAAATTGCCTGCAACTGAGCTACTAAATGCTGAGTGTTGGTCTGAATGATTGACTGCCCTCACCCAAAAGTAATAAGTGACCCCTGCAGTTAAGGTGTCTTGATCTCCAAACAATGTCGTAGAGATCTTATTAGGCTCACCGCCGATTGTGTCTACTAAATCTGTATCGTCTGTTGGTGTGCTGTTGGCTGTTTTTCTGTATACCTTAACTGCTCTAAAATCTGTTGAGTTAGGGTTGGTCCAAGAAAGCAACATATTTAGCCTTCCTGTTGTTACAGTCAAACTTGAAGGTGTTGATGGTGCTGATGAAGCAACTGCTATTGTAATATTCACAACACTGGTATAAACACTGGTCACACCATTAAGATCAATGTGTCTTATTCTCACATTGTATGTTTTTCCAACAACTACATTTGGTATTGCTGCACGTGTGACTCTTTTGCCTACAGTGAAATCTGATGTGTAGTTGCTGTCTGTACTTAATTTATAAGCAATCTCTGTAAGCGTTACTTTATCGCTTGTATTGTTTGTCCAGTTGGCAAGAATCTCTACCTTGCTCGTTGTTCCGTCTATGTTGTTTTGTTGCGATAAAGAAAGACCAGAAGGCGGACTAACGGCATATGTACCTGTTGATACGTTTGATCCTTCTGCTTGCCCTGTTGTGTAATCGTTGGTTGCAAAGTTAAACACTGCA